CAAAATAAAAGTTATAAGTTATTGTTTTTAAACACTTTTAATTTCAATATATCCTTGACATATATACCTAGTTGTGCGATTATAATGGTATAGAGAGAAAAGAAAAAATTTAGAAAGGAAAATAAAATGGGGAAAATAGATCATTTATCAGCAGGTGAAGGTAAGATGGAATTATGGAGCAAAGGTGAAATGGTATTTGCTTCTGGTAAAGCTTCTGAATTAGCTACAGCTTTCTTAAACTATGGATTTGAGGAAACAATGAGAACTTCTTCAAGTTTTGATTTTGGTAGAGAAAGTGGTTTTAGAACTAACGATGCTGTACATAAGTTGTATGATAAAACTTTTAAAATAGTTAACAAAACTCTGAATCGAGTTTTAATTTAGAAAGGAATGAATAATGGGAATGTCAAGTTTTGTATTAGATATTGAAGAAAAGTTTTGGGATCATGCTCATAAAATTATTGGTGATTGTGAATCTCATAAAGAGTTTAAAGAGTTAATGTTTAAATTTAATATTACTAGTTGCTTGAGGACTCAAGAACTAGATATGTTCTGGGATGAATTTTGGACTTAGTGTCTTTAATATGGACTGTTGTGTTATTCATAGCTCTGATACTTTTGATATTAGGGTTATGTTTAACACTTAATGATTAAGAAAGGATTTAATATGGAATTTAAAGTTGAAAAAAATGTGCCTATGCCAACAGCAGGGAATGCACAACAAACGAAATATAATTTTATTGTTGAAATGGAAATAGGTGATAGTTTTGAAGTGAATGAAAAATCATTGGCTAACGCAATACAACAATATAGTTCTAGAGTTCACAAAGTTAAGTTATCTCAAAGAGCAATGGGTGATTCTAAATGGAGATTATGGAGAGTTGAATGAACGATTTTGCTGATGAAGATTTCCAATCTGAAAATGTTTATTTTATTTTGCAGAGAGAACCTAACAAAAGATATGTCAAAATTGGTAGGTCAGATAAAGGTGAACAAGGTGTTTTAAATCGATTGTCATCTTTACAAACTGCTTCACCAATTGATTTAATTTTGCTTGGATATTTAAAAAATTCTAGCGAAAATTTTTGGCATAATCATTATTCTGATTATAAAGTTAAAAGAGAATGGTTTGATTTAAGTTTTGATTATCATGTCTTTAGACATCTAAATTTAACAGTTCCACAAAAAACATTAAATGATTTTAAAAAAGATAAGTTAGATGATCAAACATTAGATGATCATGAAGTTTTAAAAAAATATAGAAAATATTGTTTCAGTTGTTTGTGGGGAATAGAAAATTTTGATAATTCTTTTTACATTAAAGATTGTCAGCAAAGAGTTTATACAGAGAGCTTTAAATATAATTTTAAAAAAGCATATGAAATTAGACATCTGCTTTGTGACATTATTAATAATTCAAAGATGTTTGCAGGAAGATATTTACCAGTCAGATTTTCAGATGCTAGAAAGAGCACTGTAGATATTTATGGTTTTCCAATAACTAGCACTCAATTACATTTATATGCTGAAGAAATAGGTAAATTTAATTATGATCCATTAAGAATAAGTTTAGTTAGTGCTTACAAATACTTTTATGAGAATGTATCACAACAATGGAGAGATAGTTTAAATTTTGAAAAAATGGAGAGTTGAATGAACGATTTTGAAGTTGGAAATAAACTGGTTAAAGATAAAGATATTAAACAGATGACTATGAAACAGTTGTCAATGCTTGCAGATAGACTTCAAGAAGA